TGATACAAGTTGCGCTCTGTCGTGTTGCGCTCGAGTGATTGAGCGGTCGCGACGAGGTCGTTGCGTAGTTCGTTGAGTTCCGCTTGATGGTTGCCGTTCAGCCAAGGTTCGAGCACGTCTTCGAGAGCGGAGCGTCCGGGGCGTGTTTGGCTGGAAGCGTTCATCTTGGTGGTAGCTGGCAAATTGGAGAATGAACGACTGGATCGGTCGTCGGCACAGGTGTACTTGATTTTTGTATACTATACAAAAAAGTAGATGAGTGATTGTACATTCATTCCTGTGTATACCTTCTAGATTTCGGGTATAGTATACATGTATACTTCAACCCGAACCCTACTTCAACCCTAACCCCCTGCGAACGCGGGTTCGCCACGAAGCGACGGGGACCCACCGAAGCGAAGCGGAGGTAGGGTCGTCGCGTAGGGTCGCGAGCGTTCGCCGATTGGCCAACACCCGATTTACACACTATATATTTTCGAGCCACCGAAGCGAAGCGTAGGTGGGCGAGGCTCCTGCCCAAGTTTATTCGGTTTCATTTAGGAAATCAAAGTTGATAGGGAGCTCCTCTAAGAATCCACTCCAATCTTCGACGTAGTCTTGGATGCGTTCTTCACGTTCTTGGACGACTTCGACGGGTTTGCAATGCGAGCGGAATCGCGCACTTTGCTTTTCTTCTGGGAACTTGATGACCTTGAAGCGCCGGAGAATTGGGTCGCGATCCTCTACACGATCAAAGCATTGCTCGATCGTGTAGTTGGATAAGACGATCAACTTGCGCGGACGTAGCCCTTGCATAGACCCGCCCTTGATCTCGCCTTGGAATGGGTAGTGGTCGGCCCATTGTTTGAGTGATTGAGCCGTGAGCTTTGCTTCAGGCGACCACTCTTCGATGGCAACGACATCTTGTCGTTTGTAGCCGTCCCACCACTTGTTGATTCTTTTGCCGTAATGGTCTGGGTAGAGTTCCCAGAGGAGTCGGGATTTACCCGTTCCTGTAGGACCCACCCACCATTCGTGCTCCAGAACGTCGAGAGGCTTGTTTGGCGGAACGAAGAGCGACTCCAGGCGCGGTCCGTACTGGAGGAAGAGCCCTGGTTCTTCTGACTCCACGTCGGCGAGGTCGCCTGCTCGAGCCTTTTTAATTGCCCAACGCGCTGCTTCCTTCCCGCGTTGGCCCTTTTCTTCTTGCGAACACGGTGCTTCTCCGAGTTCGACAAAGTCCCCGTCTTTTTTGCAGTAGTCGATCGCATCGGTCACGTTCTTTGCCATGCGTTTTTCGATATGCGCCCCCCTTGGTAGTGCTTTTTGCACTGCTCTTCCGATACGTGCGTTGTTGAAGTACACGTATCCTTGTAGATGCGGTGTGCCGGTCTTGCTTTTTTCTTTGCCGTAGACGAGGTACTTGCAGTCGAGTTCTTGCAATGTATCGACGTCTTGTAGCGACGGGTGGTTGATCGTGAAGCACCAGTCTCGCGATCGCAGTGTGAGTTGTTTGCCGTTCATGGCGAAATGAACACTGTAGGGGACAGGTCCGCGAAGCGGAACGAGCACACTAGTGTGCTCGTTAGTATTACCTGTCCCCTAGTGTGTTGTGTCAACACACGTTGAAGTTGAATGTGATTGGTTCACATTCACGAGAACAACTGTACTTATGTTCAGTTGTTCTTCATTTTCCATTTCGCATTCAAGGACTCATGTCCAGTGTATGCGTTACGTCTGGTGGTTGTTGTCCCTCATCAAACAGTATGCCTGCACGTCGTTATCGTCGTGCTCGTGCACGTCCTCGTCGTCGTGTTGTACGGCGTCGTACTCCAGTTCGGCGCAAACGTACAATTACTCCCCGTCGTCCGATGTCTCGTATGCTTACGAAATACGAACTAGCGCAAGTCAATCCTTTTGACAAGCAGGTACAGGGGGTAAAAATCCCCGATTCGAATACGATGCCTAGCGATACTGCTTTTGTTGAGGATCGCATTACCGTATCCACGGGTGCAACAGACCTTGCAAAGGCTGTTGCATTTTTCCCGAACGTCGGTATTGTCGCACAACCAGCCTTAGATGGCACCTCCACGTCTTGGACGTGGCCTGTTTACGGTCTGGGTGCCTCAGCTTCTTCACAGTTGGCGAATTTCACTTCTAGTTTTAGTGGAATCCGTCCCTGTGGTCATGGTATTCGATTGAGCAGCCAGTTGGCACCTACGTCTGCCACTGGATTTGTCCATATCGCTATTTACCCGTTGCCGACGTATACATCGACAACTTATTTGTTGCCACTCAATTTGTCTCAGATGACACAATTGTCGTGGTACCGTCGTGTTACGTTGGCTTCTCTTACTCAGCGTTCGTGCACTGTTGTCAATAAGTTTATTGACAATACCGCGACGCGTTATTCCGCTCCTGGCTCTGATCTGTTGGCTAGTTCCGACGACCAACATTTCCAGTTTGGTAGCGGATGGTGTGCTATTCTCATTGCCGTTGAAGGCGCCCCACTAAACACTGGCGTGCTTAGTGTTGAGAATATTACGCATTTTGAAACACTTCAATTGCGCGGCGCTGCAGGGTCTCAGAGTCCTGCAGCTGAGTATAACGTTCGCGAACTTGAAGATGTTAGTCGTATTTCTGGTCAAGGAAATGCTATTTTCCTCGAAGGCGAGGAGCCTAACCAGATTCGACAAGCTACTAGTATTTTGGCACGCGGTATTCAAGCTATCGGTAATATGGTTCTTCCACAGTCGTCATATACATCATATACGGGCGGTGGTATTCAAGGAATTAACACTGGCCGTTTGATGCAATATTAGATTCTTCTAATACCGGTTCTGCACCGGTACCATCACCTGTTACCGATATTCCAGTTGTTTCTCCGCGCCCCGAACGACCTCTTGTACCTTATACAGGTGGTCGTTTGCCTCCAGATCTTGATGATTTTTACGATGTTTATACTCGTAATCTTCATCAAGGTTTGGCTTTTATTCGAAGCAAATTGCCTTCGTATTTTTTACCTGTCTTTGATCAATATGTTAATCTTCTTGGTTTTACTGAAAATACCGTTGATCGATTTATCGATTTAATGGAATCTTTTCAGTTTAATCCACCCGATGATTTGATTGAAGCACTTAGGAGAGTTGCTCATGCAGCTCGTCCTGTAGAAGCTATTATTCCTGAGGTAGAGGTTTCTATTTCTGAGACCAATATTCCAGTTATTGATCCAGTTGCTCCTCCAGTGCCTGCATCGACATCGGAATACGTTCGTAGACGTGATCCGCGGTCGGGTCGTGGTCCTGGATGGGCTGGTTTTGGTCCATTTCAGCCTCGTGATGAGTTATAGATTATTAGAATATAGTTGTATGAAATTATGTATGATTATGTATGTTATGTGTACCACACTAATCGTCCATTGTTAGATCGATGACGTCCATTTCGTCATCGCTTTCATCTTCGTCCGTCGTTAGGTCGATGATGCTGTTCGTGTCGACCGTTGAGAGTTCTTCTTCCGTTATCTCGTCGAGCACGTTGTCTTCGAGCGATTCGAATGGTTGGAGCACACATGCGTATCGAGCTGCGTTGAGTGCGTCTTGGCGCAGCATGTCCATGTTGCTCCGCATTAGTTGAAGTCGTTCGAGTACTTGCGGTGTTGCGCCGATGATCGTTGTCTTGATCAGCGTGTGCATCAGCATCGATATGAGTCGATCGCGACGCTGCAAGTCGAACTCCGCCGACATGTGAGCTCCTTCGGAAGCTTGCATTTCCTCGCGCCACATTTGTTGATACAAGTTGCGCTCTGTCGTGTTGCGCTCGAGTGATTGAGCGGTCGCGACGAGGTCGTTGCGTAGTTCGTTGAGTTCCGCTTGATGGTTGCCGTTCAGCCAAGGTTCGAGCACGTCTT